CCCAAGGCGCCCCAAGGCACCTCAGACATAACGGCGCGAAGGTCCGTCGGATCGTGTAGCTTTTCGAGAAGGAGCGCCGAAAGGACGGCCGCAACGCGACCGCCGGACGACGCGAGGCCGGTAAATGTTACTTCGTTTGCCATGTTGGAAAACCTCTATTCGTTTTGGTTTGGTTGTTTGCCGCGCCCCGAATATCGGCCGGGTAGCCGGTCGGCTTATTAAAAAATCATAGTTAGTATAGGCCGATTGGCTATTTAATCAAACCCTCGGCGCGTAATGCGTTCAGGACGGCGTCCTTGTGTTGGCCGAGCGTACCGCGCGACCCGCCGCGAATCGATGTGATTTCTTCGGCGGAAAATTCGCGGCCAGTATGCGCCGCCGGTTGCGATGCTCCGGCGTTCGGGTTGCCTTCAAAAAACCGTTGCATGTGCGCCATCATCGCCGCGTTCGGATCGGTCGGCTCGGCTTTGGCTTCGGTCTTCGCGGGCGCTGGCGCGGCCCCGTTGAGCCGATCAAAGTGGACCGCGTACAACGGATCCGATCGGTTCGATTCCAACCAATCGGCAAACGCCGGGCGGGTTTCGTCGTCAAATTCCGAATTGGCTTCGGTGTATTCACGGCGCAAAAACCGGCGAACGGACGGCGCCTTAAAACCCAATTCGAATAAATGCATGTCTTGATTGTGGGTCGTTTGCGTTTGCCGCAGGGACGACGAAGCCGACGCGTGTTCCGATCGTAGTTTTTCAAGCTCGGCGGTTAGCTCGGCGGTCCTACCCTCGGCGGTCCGGCGGCGTTCGGATTCCTCACGAAGCCTAAACGATGGCACCATAGCCGAAGCATCGCCGGCGCCGGGTTTGGTCGCGTGTTCAATTCGTACGGTTTGGGTTCCGTTCGTTTGTTTTTCTTCGGCCATGGTTTCCCCTTATTCGCCGGCCGTGTTGGCGCCCGGCGATGTGTTTAGCAATTGTTCGAGTCTATCAATTCGTAGCAACCTTTCGATCGCCTTTTCGTCCGTGTCAATTTCCGGATGTAGCGTTCGCAACGCGTCAACGCGTGAGATCAAACCCATGTCCAATTCGGACCGAACCAAATCCGCGCGCGCCTTCGTTTCCTCCGGCGATTCCGCTAGGCCGCGATAGTCGATGATGTAGGCGTCCGGCTCGGTCGGTAGATTGGCGCCGGCGTATGCGTTCGCGAGCATCGCCGCGCGCGACAGTAGCAATTGATCCGACATGCGCAAGGACGGCTCCACCGCTTTCATTCGGCGGCGCATACCGGCGCGGCTAACAACGATCGAATAGCCGGATTGGGCTTGTGTCACCTGTAAGTCGCTTGGATTCAAACCGGCGTAGACGGCCAATCCCGTCTCATAAATCCGCAACGCTTCGGCCGCGGACTTGGGTTCCATCGCCGGCGTTAGCGATGTAATCGAACCGCCGCCGGGTCCGGTTGACCTGAATTTCAGAATTGATTTTCGGTCGATGGGTACAACGTCAACGGATACGCCGCCGATGCTTTTCGTTATGCCGGCCTGTGTATCGACGTCCATCGCGATTCGCTGGGGATGTGAACAGTTTTGGTATCCATCGCACCAATGCGACCAAAGCGCCGCCAACCGTAGCGAACCTCGCACCATTTCGGTTCCGGCTCTGTAGTCCCAAAGCGAACCGCCAACGGCGGCATGGTACAAAACATATGGCAAAACCGGACCGTCCGGCGATGGATACGGATACCGGCCGACTAATTCCGGTGCGAATTCGGCGGTTGCATCGCGGCGCGCGCCTCTATCGTCTACGGCGTCTATTCGGAACGTGGGGTTTTCCGGGTCGGATATGTCCCATACTTCCCATGTCCAAATCGTTTCCCCGGTGTTGGTCTTGATTCGCGGCCGCAATTCCTCAACGGCGATCGGTTGATCCGGGCGCATTGGGTCGGCGCGCATGACAACCAAATCAGGCGAAACCGTCCGATATGATACCGCCTTCGCGCCGGTCCAATATGCGAAATCCAGCCTTACAACCGCTTCATTCAATCCAAGCGTTAGGGTTTCGGTCCGCTGCTGAATGGACCAAAGCCGAGCCGAAATAATCGGCGATAGATCGGCGTTCGGGTCTTCGGTGCTAACGTCCGGCGCGGTCGCGTAGGCGTTCGATAGCTGTTGAATAATCATACGCAACGGGTTCCGGCTCATGTCCGGATGAAATTCCAAATCGGCGGCTATTTCGCGCGCGAACAGTTTACGTAATTCGTCCCGCAAGTCTTCGATGTGGGCGCCGGTTAGCATCCGATAGCGCAAGGATTGTTCTTTCCAACGCTCGCGATCGTCTTGGCTTGTCGGCTTAATGTACGATGGGACAGAATTCATTTGTTACCCTTTACGGCGTATCCAACCGCGATCGTACATATCGGCCGGCGATAGCGAAAGCGAATCACCGGCCATTGTCCAAACTGTAACGCCGGCCGGCGGCTTTGGTGAGGTTTTACCCTTCGCGGTGCGAACGATAACCGTGTGTCCCGGTTGCGCGTCGGCGAATACGCTCGGCGCTTTTTTCTGTTTTGGTTTGGTAGTTTTCTTCGGTTCCATATTTGCCCCCTTAACACTATGCCACGATTAGCCGACCAGCATCGCCGGCGACGTTATCGGATAGGTAAACGTCGGCGATGTAGGCAACCGCATCATAGGCGTGTTTTAAATCGTTATTCTCACCGCGCCAATGCCGAAGCGTATGTATTAGCCTTGTGCATGATTCATGTACCCGGAACCGTCCATCTATCGCGGCGGCGTTAATCATACGCGCGCGCGCCTTGACGGACCCACGCCCCTTGTACGGTACGCGAATATTGAACGGCGCGCGGCTTGACCCGACTATATCGGCGAACGCGCGTTCAAGTGTTTCGTTGACGGATAGGCCCAAGCCAAGCCGGCCGGCGCTGTTCGAATCACCGCGCGCGTCGTCGATTTGGTTTAGCGAAATACCCCAAGGTTTGAGCATATCGCGGATTTCTAACGCCTCTGTTTTGGGCGTGTTCCGTTCTTTGGACGCGTATTCCGCGAGAACCCAAAGCCGATCGTCCGATTGCACAACGAGAAAACACATGGACGAACCGGGCCGTTCGCCATGGTCCCATCCGAGTCCGACCGCCTGGACATTACGCGGCGCTTCGTCGTCACCGAAGACACAGCCGGCCGTAAAGCCCGGCAACCATCGCTCCGTCGATACTCCATCCCATTGGGCTTCCACGCGTTGACGGTATTCCCAAGGACCGTAGCCGCCTATTTGGTCGGCTATGTCTTTGGCGGTCCGATGTGGGCAATTCTCGGCGTTCAATACAACCCGCTGCAAATCCCATTCTTCGCGCGCCGATTCGCCGGTCTGTGCGTTGCCCTCTACATGATCGCGAAGCCAATCGACCGGCCGGCCGATCGGTGTGAAGCCCATTAAGCACGGGCCACCCTTGACCGCGAGGCGCGACCGAGCTTCCGAAAAATGTCCTATTTTCGGCAATTCGTCGAACATGAGCCAATCGATGGTAGCGCCGGACAGCGCTATCAATTCCTGTGTTCCCGATTTGCCGACGATAAGCGAACCGCAACGGAGCCGAATCATTTTCGAACCCATGTACGTGTAGCCGCGCGCGTCGTCGAATTTCTGGCGATCGTCAAGGATACCGGGCGGTTGTATTTCGCGTAGCTTGCGCGATATGTTCGGCCAACCGCCGCGAAGGTCGGCGCAAACAATCCACCCGAGCGACGGCGGCGCCGGTGCGTCGTTCCGGTACGGGTGGCGCCCGGACGCAAGCCACCAGCTTTCTGCCGAAATTATCCGCGTTTTGCCTATCTGGTTGCCACCCAAACAGATTCGGCGCTTGTGTTGCGATTGGTGGACGGAGCGTTGCGCCGGTGACATGCCACCGTCGCCCGGCGCCGCGTGTTCGTAGCGGTGCAAGCCGTTGCGGTCCATGTCCGACGCGAACGACGCGATAGCCGATAGGTCAAACACTACAGCCAATCCAAACAAATATCGCTTTGGATTTGATTGCCCCAATGGTGCCAACCGTCCGACGTTTCGCGCGCAAACAATTCGATCTTGTTTTGCTCGGGGAACATCAAATCAATTCGCCGTTTTACTTCGGTTGGCTTTTCCGAATGGCGCCCGCGTTTTTCGCTAAGGAATTGCCGGATATTGCGCGCGCCGCGCGGCTTCGGTATCCGTCCACGTTTGCCAATTAGGCACATTTCAATTTGGGACATTGTGTAGAAACCAGGGTTAACCCTCTGTTTATCCCAAACGAAGCCAACGGTAGCCCACTTGAAGCCCCATGATTTTAGCAGATCAATTCCTTGGTCAAGGTGCGGATTCGAAACCCACATAAACAATAGCGAATCCGGCGCGGCTATCGATTCAACCGGCAACGATTTCAAATCCGAAAGGGTAATTGTTTTGTAATGCGCCGCCGCCGAGCCGGTATCCTCTACGCCTTTTCCGCCGTGTTGCGTTTGCCCCTTATAGTCCCAAGGCGGGTCGCAATACACAATCCCGTATTTCATTTCGCGGCGGCGGCGTTTTTCAAATTGAGCGCCGCCAATATCAAATCCTCCGGAAGCTTGCTTACATGTTCGACGATTAGCGCGCGACCGTCCGGCGCGTTCGGGTCAACGATCGTCATTTCATCGGCGGCTTCGGTGTCGGCCGATAGCGTCACGGTAGACTCGCGCCGGTATCCAAAGCGCCGCTCCATAATCCAAGCCGCCGATTGCCAATTACCGTCTTCGGCGGCGCGTTGGATTCGTCCCATGCAAATAGCCGCGCACTGTCCTTCGGCCGCCTTTACTGCCTGAGAAAATTGAAAAAACCGACCGGACGATTCGCGGCGCCCGCGCGCAACCCAAGCGTAAATAGTGCGGCCGGTTACGCCGGCGTATGATGCCGCTAATTCATGCGTTAGGCCCAATTTCAAACCGTTTAGGTATCGGGTCCGCGTCTTCGGCGTTAGCTTGCTCGGTCGTGCCATTACATCGCCTCCGTTTCAAGGGCGCCCGGTCCTGGTTCCTGGCCGTGCTCGTTTGCCCATTTAGTCCAGCGTCGCCGGATAACGTCGCAGTATTGCGCGCTAATCTCGCAACCGTATCCCCGCCGGCCCTCCTGGGCGGCTGCGATTAGCGTGGTTCCGCTGCCCATAAACGGATCAAAAACAACGTCGCCGGGGTCC